TGGGTGTACAAAAAGTTGGAGCATTAAATTCTAGATTTACTGTTTACAAGAATCCTTATATGAAAGAAAACACTATCTTATTAGGATTTAGAGGAACACAATTCTTGGAAACTGGAGCGGTTTACGCACCATATATTCCATTGATTATGACTCCATTAGTTTACGATCCTACAAACTTTACTCCACGTAAAGGTGTAATGACTCGTTATGCTAAGAAAATGGTAAGACCTGAATTTTATGGTAAAATTCAAGTTGCAGGATTAAATAGAATATAATCACTATTTAATACTAATCATGTTATTAAAAGAGGCTAAGAAATTAGCCTCTTTTTTTATGCTTTGATATTTATAGTAAATAGAGAAGAGAAAGTTATGTCAAGAGAAAATATAGAAAAAAAATCACCTAAAGGTAATATTAAATTTTCAATAACATTATCCGAAGAACAAAAAGCAGCAAAACAAGCAATGCTGCATCATCCTTATAATTTTATAGTCGGTAAAGCAGGAAGTGGTAAAACACTACTAGCCTGTCAAGTAGCACTTGATATGTTTTTTAAAAGAATGACAAACAAAATAGTAATCACAAGGCCAACGGTATCTACTGAAGATAATGGATTTTTACCTGGATCAGAAAAAGAAAAAATGGAGCCTTGGTTGGTACCTATACGATCCAATATGAGAAAGATATATAACAAGCCTGATATTCTAGATAAAATGGAAAAGGATGAATCTATAGAGTTAGTTTCATTGGCTCACTTTAGAGGAAGAACATTTGAAAACAGTGTAGTAATTATAGATGAGTTTCAAAACTTAACTCGATCACAATTCAGAATGGCTCTGGGCAGATTAGGAAAAGGATCAACCATGATATTTTGTGGTGACAACCAACAGATAGACTTAAAGGATAAAAACTATTCTGCGATAGTTGACTTATCAAAAATAAATGATTCACAGTATGTTTACAAACGAGTACTGGAAGACAACCATAGACACCAAGCTATAAATGAAGTATTTGAAATGCTAATGGGTATGTAAACTATTACAAAAACTGTAAATTTAAACATTAAACCTGATATTTATATACGAGTAATATCGTAACTTTTTGAGGAAAACATGGCAACAAACATAACAATATACGACGGATCAGCAGGTGCAATAAGTGGTGACACCCCATTTGGTTTATATGATTCTGATACTGATTTTCAATCTGACGGACCTAAGGTTGCAGATTGGTGTGCAAGAAGGTTAGGATATCCTATAGTAGATATTGAAATGCAAGACCAAAATTTCCATGCATGCTTTGAAGAGGCAGTAAGTGAATACGGAAGCCAAGTAAACTACTACAATATAAAGGAAAATCTTCTTACACTAAAAGGAACCTCAACAGGTAGTAATCTTACACACAAAGAAATAACTCCAAATTTTGGCAGGTTTGTAACACTAGCTCAAAAATATGGAACTGAAGCCTCGGTAGGAGGAGATACAACTCATTATAGTGCATCTCTACAATTATCAGCTTCAACACAAACATATGACCTAAATACAATGCTTAACCTAGAATCAGGATCGTCCACAGATAATATAGAAATAAAAAGAGTATATTATCAAGGTACACCAGCAATGACTAGATTTTTTGACCCATATGTTGGAACAGGTTATGGTTCTGACCACATGTTAGAAGGTTTTGGAATGGGTAATTATAGTCCAGCTGTAAGTTTTTTAATGCTACCAATGTATGATGATTTATTAAGGGTACAAGCAATAGAATTTAATGACCAAATAAGAAAATCTGCATATAGTTTTGAGTTAAGAAATAATAGATTAAGAATATTTCCAGACCCAAAAACAGCATATAAAATTTGGGTAGAATATGTACTAACTACAGAAAGAAATAACCCTTTAAAAAATGGTGACGGTAGCGATAAGATAACTGATTTTTCAAATGCAACATATAATGATATGGTTTATTCTAGTATTAACCATCCAGGAAAACAGTGGATTAGAAAATACGCATTAGCACTAGTAAAAGAATTATTAGGTAATGTTAGAAGTAAATATAGTTCTATACCTATTCCAGGAGCTGAGGTTAATGTAGATGGAGACACGCTTAGATCTGAAGCAGCTGTAGAAAAAGAAAATTTAATATCTCAACTTAGAGAAGACCTTGAAGCTTCTTCTAGAAGAAATCTTTTAGAAAGACAGAAAGAAGAAGCTGAGTTTATGGGTGAAACAATGAATAAAATTCCATATGGAATATATATAGGGTAATAAATATGGCTTTATTTGGCGGAGCAAGAGATATAAGTTTATTTAGAACCTTAAGTAGGGAGCTAATAAATAAACTTATAGATATAGAAGTTGATATATTTAAAAATGCACTTTATGATTCTGATACAAATATATACGGTGAATCAATAACTAAAGTATATAAACCAGGTGTTAGAGCTGCATGTCTAGTAGAAACACAAGACCAAGAATGGGAATCTAGTGAATTTGGTATGGATGTAAACCAACAAATCAAATTTTCATTTTTGCGTGATGATTTACTACCATACGCCAGTATTGGTTCACCAGCAGCAAATATTGTATTAGAGGTTGGTGATACAATTTGGTGGAATAATATTTATTGGGAATTAGATTCTGTTGTAGAAAACCAATTTGTTGTTGGTAAAGATCCAGAAACAGATAAAGGTTTATTAAGTGGAGATAGAGGAGAATTTGGTTCAAGTTTTTCAATCATTTGCTCAGGACACCAAACTAGAAAAAGTAAAGTTCAATTAGACGATATAAGGGCAGGCTTTAAATATGGCTTGTATAACGAGTAAAAATAAATGGCAAATCCACTTCCAAATGATTATATAGATAGAGAAGGAAACCGAATTCCTAAGGGTAGATCTAAATCTCCTCCTGCTATTTCAGGAACTGCTTCAAATCCTAATTCAAGAGCTACTAATGCAACAGCTGCAAATAGATCAAGCAAAACATATAAAGAAATAGGTGTTGGCTTATATGATATGGATGAAGCAATATATTATTACTTTGAAAATGTTATTAAACCAACTGTTGGAGAAGGAGAATCTCAAGTAAAAGTACCTTTAATATATGGCTCACCTGAAAGATGGAAGTCAGTACAAAAGTCTGGTGTATTTAGAGATGAAACAGGAAAAATACAATTACCATTAATAATGTACAGAAGAACAGGTGTAGAAAAAAATAGAAATTTAAGTAGAAATCTTGACGCAAATAGTCCAAACTTACATATAACATTTGAAAAAAATTATAATCCTAGAAATAGGTATGATAGATTTGATCTATTGGTTGGTAGAAGACCTTCTAGAGAATTTCATAGGGTAATTATACCTGATTATGTTAATTTAACATATGAATGTATAATCTGGACAGACTTTGTAGAACACCAAAACAGAATAGTTGAAGATATAAATTATGCTTCAAATTCTTACTGGGGAAAACCAGATTTCTTTAAATTTTTAGCTAATTTAGATTCTTTTGATATAGCTAATGAAATAGAACAAGGAAATGATAGAATGTCAAAGGCATCATTTACATTAAATTTATCTGGATATATTATACCAAATAATTTACAAAAAGAAATGGATAATTTTGATGAATCAACTTATGGAATAGCAGAAATAAATATAGGCGCAACGGTTGTAACAGATATAAATAATTTACCAAATAGTGGTAATCAAATCAATGTAGGGAATTCAGGAATATCTCCTGAAGAGCCTTGCTAAAATAAAAGAGTTATAAAATGAACAAAGAACAAGAAATCGCAGACAAACTACAAGCTCATAGAGCAGAAAAAGCAGTAGAAAAAGCTGCTGAAAATAAAACATTAGATGTAAAAAAATTTAGTACTGAAGAATTAACAAAAATATCTACTATCAAAACTACATATGACCAGGTCACTTTAAGAATTGGTCAAATACATTTTGAATTGACAAGTTTACAAGACGAAAAAACTAGGCTTGAAGAAATGTTTAATGATAATAGAAAAACCGAGGTAAAATTTGCAGAAGACCTAAGTGTGAAATACGGTAAAGGAACATTGGATATAGAAACGGGAATATTTACTCCCGTAGAATAATCTTTGGCTTTTTACTAGATATTTATATATAGAGAAACAAAGGATTACAATCTCATAAAGAAATATAATAAGAGGAGAAAAAATAATGGCCGAAAGAATTGTTAGCCCAGGTGTTTTTACACAAGAAAACGACCTTTCATTTTTACCAGCAGGTATTGGCGAAATTGGTGCTGTAATTATAGGAAGGACCGAAATAGGTCCAGCATTCCAACCTACTATCATCCGTTCAATGGGTGATTTTGAATTACAGTTTGGAAGTAGTACAGCAGGTACATATGTACCTTTTACAGTAAAAGAATATATTAGAAGTGCAGGTGCTGTCACTATCGTTAGGGTTCTTGGATTAGATGGATATAATATCTCAAATCAGGTATTTCTATTTGCATCTGGTTCAACTACATTCTCATCAAACTCTGCAGCAACTGTAGCAACAGACAAACACTTATTAGCGGTACTTCATGCAACTGCAGATGATGACGATCAACAATGTACATCTGTAGCATATGGTTCTACTGGTGGTGGTTTTCCAGCATCAGCTTCTATATCTATGAGTCAACTAATAACAGGATTAGGTGATACAGTATATAGTTTAGGTGCAGAATTTCAAATTAATGCTGGTGGTATAAATTATAGATTTATTGCTGAAAATTCAGTAACTCAAACAGCAGATTCTAATCCTTTATTCTATTATGCTACAGGTTCAACTGCTCTAGTTTCAACTGCAAACTTAGTAACTAAAATAAATGCTACACCTGTTCTTACAACATTATTAACTGCAAATACTCATGCAGGCAAACCAACATTAGAATTAACTGCATCAGCAAATGGTGTAATAGCTAATACCACTTTTGTTGTTAAAACAGGTTCTGCTCTTTTAGCCCCAGTAACATTTGCCGGAAACAATGGCGTTACTGATACTGGACATAACTTTGGTGGAGGAGTTGCAGACACAGGAAGTGGTGATTTATCTGGTGCATTAACTGGTAACGGTGTTGCAACATTTACATGGAATAGTGCAGTAGCTGCAACTTGGTCATTTGATAAGTCTAATGCAAATTACTTCTCAGGTCAATTACCGGTTGCTCCAGCCTCATATGTACCAGGTGTAGAAACAGGAATAGAAACATTTGTAAAATCTGCATATGTTTATTCAATATTTAATTCTCAATCTTATGGTGCAAACCTTGATAATAAAGGCGGTGGATATGGCTTTACAAGAGTTTCCCACTCACTACAAGATGTAGACTTTAATGCAGCCTCAAATGCTGCAGGTACAGGAACAAATAGTGCAACATCTGGTAAAGAATACTCAGCTGCAAGTACTCCATGGATAGTTTCACAAACTATTGGAGGTTCTACAAACGAACCATTATTTAAAATACATACATTATCTCACGGTAATAATACAAATATGATGGCTAAAATAAGTGTAGTTTCAATAAAAGCTGCAGGTAGTGTAAGTGGACAAGAATATGGAAGCTTTACAGTAACTGTTAGAAAATTTGATGACACAGATACAAAAGTAGTAGCTTTAGAATCATATGCAAATTGTAATTTAGATCCTAATTCTCCTAACTATATAGCAAGACGTATTGGTGATAAATACAAATATTACCAAGCTGTCGGTGCAGATAGTAAACTTGTAGTAGCTGGTGATTATGAAAATCTTTCAAAATATATTAGAGTAGAAGTAGACGAAAGAGTAAGAAATGCTATATTCTCTCCAACACTTGTACCATTTGGACATGAAGGTTATTTATCTCCATTCCAAGCAACAACATACGGTGCATATCCTGCAGCAGCACTAATAACTTCTAGAAGTTTAACAACAGATACTAAAACGTATTTTGGTTTTAACTTTGATGAAGATATACTTAATAATGGAATGAAAAATTATCTTGCTCCTTTAAGTGATACTGCTAATATAGGATACAATAAAACGTTTAAATTAGAAGAATGCCAACACAATAGCTCTATGGTAACTACAGGTTCAGCATTAAATGCTAAACGATTTACATTAGCTCTACAAGGTGGATATGATGGAGTTAATCCAGCAACACCAGTAAATATTGGAGCAGATCTTTCTTCAGGAAACAGTTTCGGATTTAGTTTTGCAAGTACTACAACAAGTGGATATACTGCATATAAAAAAGCACTAGATACTATAGCTAATCCTGATGAAATTGATATTAATCTTATCGTTACACCTGGTATACTTTCTCAGAACGCTACTAATATAATAACTAAAGCAATCGAAATATGCGAAGATAGAGGTGATTGTTT